GAATAGCAAATCGTGCTTTCTCTCGTAAGTTTACTCTCGCTGATGACATTGTTGTGAACGGAGCAGAGTTCGAGAACGGTCTTCTTAACATCACTCTGGAAAAAATTATACCAGATGAAAAGAAACCACGGATTATACCAATCGTCAATCCGTTATTGAAATTGAGAAGATAGTCTCTCTCGCCCCTTCAAAGATAAATACTTTGGAGGGGTTTTTTTATTTTAAATTATTAGGAGAATATTATGTTACCTCTATTACTGTTCAATGTCATCTCTGGTCTTGTTATAGACAAAGCAACAGACTTAGCAACAGAACACGTTGAAAGTATGATAGATGATTTACTTCCAAAAGAAGCACAAAAAGAATTAGACAAAGCCATAAAAGAAGATCCAGCACATCAATTCACAAATGCTAAAGAGGCATTGATGGCTGTTGTCGAAGGTAGGTTACCTATCACCAAAGCAGACGGAACACTCAAACCAATTGAAAAATCATTCACAGTTACATACAATCCTACCGATGGTTCGATTGATATAAACCCATCTTAGGAGAACACAATGGCAACTAAGAAACCATCTTATAACTGACACCTATCGAAAAACTTTGGGTATCAAGAAATGATAAAAAGTTCAACTGCTAATCGTTTGGGTATCTCAAATGATGCAACAAGAGAACACGTTATCAATCTAACAAATCTCTGTAATTTTATCCTACAACCAGTAAGAGAAGAATTTGGAGTTATTCGTATTAATAGCGGATATCGTTCTCCTGCATTAAATAAGGCAGTAGGCGGTTCATCAACAAGTCAGCATTGCAATGGTCAAGCAGCAGACTTTGAATCAACACGAATTTCAAATCCAGATCTCGCAAGATGGATTGAAAAACATTTAGAATTTGACCAACTCATTCTAGAATTTTATGACGGAGTTGATCCAAATAGTGGATGGATTCATTGTTCATATGTTCTTGATGGGAGTAATCGTAGTAAAACAATGACAGCATTGAGAGTAAATGGAAAAACAGCATACAAGCCCGGTCTTCTATCATAAGGAAATAATTATGAAATACTTCTGGTCAACTTACTTAGAATTTTTATTTTTTATCGGTCAATTCAATACAAGTAAGAATTGGATTGACAAACACGTTACAATATGTTATAATAAATTAAATAAGTCAAACAATATCGAAAATAATCTTGATGAAAAATAATAAATGAGTTTCTACACTAACGTTGTTTCGCTAGGAAATAATATACTATTTCGTGGTATATCTTCTGACGGAAAAAGATTCAAAGACCGAATAGAATACCACCCTACCTTATTCATACCCACAAAAGAAGAAACCAAATTCCGCACTCTTGAAGGAAAACCAGTTGGAGAAATCCAGCCAGGAACTATGAGAGAGTGTCGTGACTTCCTTCGCAAATACAAAGATATCGACAACTTCAGTATTTACGGTAATGATAAATGGGAGTTCTCTTTTATCGCAGAACACTTTCCAGAAGAACATATCAACTATGACTTTGAGAAGATTCGTATTGCTTATCTTGATATTGAGACTGGCTCTGAGAATGGATTTCCTAATATCGAAACTGCTAACGAAGAAGTAACAGCAATCACAATCAAGGTTGACAAGAAGTGTTTTGTTTTCGGTAGAGGTGAATTTGTTCACGATAGAAAGAATGTTTTCTATTTCCGATTCGATAGTGAACGAGCATTACTACAGAAGTTCTTTGAGATATGGGATAAAGAATCTCCAGATATTGTCACAGGATGGAACATAGAGACATTTGATATTCCTTATCTTGTCAATCGTGCTAAAAGATTATTTGATGCTAGAAAAGACCCATCGAAATTACTTTCGCCTTGGAGAAAGGTAAGAGAGTACACAATGTATGGTATGGGAGGTAAGGAACTTCAGGCATATTCTATTATGGGTGTGGAAACTCTTGACTATCTTTCTACATATCGTAAATTTACTTACATCAACCAAGAGTCGTATCGACTTGACCATATCGCCTTTGTAGAATTGGGTGAACGTAAATTGGATTATTCCGAGCAGGGTTCTCTCCATCTTCTTTACAAAAACGATTATCAGAAGTTCATAGAATATAATATCAAAGATGTGGAGTTGGTAGAACAACTTGAAGGTAAGATGAAACTACTTGAAATGGTAATCTCACTTGCTTATCTGAGTAAAGTAAATTACAGCAATACATTCGGTCAAGTTCGGATGTGGGATACTCTGATTTACAACAATCTTCTGAGGAAGAACATTGTAATTCCACCCAAAACACATTCCAGTAAAGATTCTCAATTTGAAGGTGCGTATGTGAAAGACCCACAAATTGGTGCTCATAATTGGGTTGTGAACTTTGACTTGAATTCGTTGTATCCTCATCTCATAATGGGTTACAATATTTCTCCTGAAACTTTGATTACTGATGAGTTGCCAAAAGAGTTACAACTTATCAAAGACACACGGCCAGGTGTGAATGGATTGCTGGATGAATCAATGGATTTACAAGCACTGACAAAATACAAAGTAACCTATACTCCTAACAACGAATTTTACAAGACGGATAAACAAGGTTTTCTTCCAGAGATGATGCAAGAACTATATGACAATCGTGTGAAATACAAATTGTTGATGATCGAAGCAAAGAAGAAGTTGGAGAAAGAGAAGGATAGAAAAGAAAAGAGAAAACTATCTCATCTCATTTCCAAGTATCACAATATGCAGAACAACCTAAAGATTACTCTCAACTCGGCATTTGGTGCGATGGGTAATCAACATTTCCGATACTTTGATCAACGAATCGCAGAAGCCATTACTACTTCAGGTCAGTTGTCTATCAAGTGGATTGAGAAAGAAATCAATCGTTATCTGAATGAGGTACTAAAACCAGAAGAAGAAAAAGACTATGTAGTCGCGGTGGATACTGATTCGGTTTATATCTGTATGGATGACCTAGTGAAACAGGTGTATGGTGATGATGTAGAAGACAAGACCAAAGTGATTGACTTTCTCGACAAAGTTTGTGCTGACCAGATGGAAAAGATTATCGACAAATCTTATGACAATCTTAGTTCTTATGTAAATGCTTTCGATCAAAAGATGGTAATGAAACGTGAGAACCTTGCAGACAAAGCGGTGTGGACAGCTAAGAAGAGATACATCATGAATGTGTATGACTCTGAGGGTGTGAGATACGAAGAACCTAAACTCAAGATGATGGGAATTGAAGCCATCCGTTCTTCTACTCCTTCTGCTTGTAAAGATAAGATGAAACATATTCTCAAGATTATCATGAATGGAACTGAAGAAGATGTCATACAATATGTTGACGATTTTCGTAAAGAGTTCATGGAATTGAGTGCGGAAGAAATCTTCTTTCCTCGTTCAGTTCGTGGTCTTGAGAAATATCATGATGCAGCTCATCTTCACAAGAAGGGTGCACCAATCCATGTCAAAGCTGCTTTGCTCTACAACAAACTCTTGAAAGACCACAAACTAGTAAATGATTATCCTACTATCAAAGATGGTGAGAAGATAAAGTTTGCTTATCTCAAGAAACAGAATACTACTGGTGGAGAAGTGATTGGGATTTTGAATCAACTTCCTAAAGAGTTTGAGTTACAAGAGTTTATTGACTATGATAAGATGTTTTCAAAATCGTTTATTGAACCGATGAAAGTTATCTTGGATGCTGTGGGGTGGCAAACAGAACACATTTCAAATTTGGAAAGTTTTTTCGGTAATTAATGTTTTTCGGACTTCTCACTTTAGCAACAGCGCTTGCTATTTCAGTTGTAGCTGCATATTATTCTATCGTTGGTTTGATGGCAATCTTTGCTGGTGCGACAACCGCAATTGTGGTAATGGGCGCGGTATTGGAGGTGGGAAAATTAATCTGTGCAAGTTGGACATTTACCAACTGGAAAACTTCTCCGATTATAATGAAATCCTATTTTATCTCTGCAATTATTATTTTGATGTTGATAACCTCACTTGGTATATTTGGATTTCTTTCTCGGGCTCACATTACTCAATCGTCACCCACTGCTCTATTAGAGTCACGAATACAACGAATAGAACTCAAGGTAGAACAACGACAAAAAGAAATCGGTAGACACCAAAGTAGATTGGATATTTTAGATAAAGCATTTGAGAGATACATTGAACTTGGTGCAGTGAGTAAAGGATTACAAAAAATTGGAGAGATGGAGAATGAAACTAATCTCCTGAAAACAAAAATACAAGGATTAGAAAAAGAAATAGACAATTTTACAGATGAGAAGTTTAGTATGAAAACGGAAATCAATCTTGCGGAGGTTGAAACAGGCCCCATTCGTTATGTTGCTTCGATGTTATATGATGATGTCAGTGAACGTGAACTTGAACAGGCAGTTCGTTGGATTATTATTCTTCTCATCTTTGTTTTTGACCCTCTCGCAGTTGTCTTGGTGATAGCTGCAAATATCTCTTTGAGGGATTATCGTAAAGAGAGAAAAATGGCGACAAGAACAATCACAGTCATGCCTGATTTGTCAGATAAAGAAGTGATTGATAAGGAGAATGTTGCCGAATACGAAGAAGAAAACGGTAGTGAAGATTTCAAGATCCTAACGTGGGATATTTTCAAGAAACTTAAAAAATTATAAAGGAAAAAATGATTGCAAAAGTATACAGTACATCAACTTGCACTTGGTGTGATAGAGTAATAAAAGATTTGTCGGAAAAGGGAATAGTAGTTGAGAAAATTGATATCTCAGGTGATAAGAAATTGTTCAAACAAATGAGTGTAGACGTTGGTAAAAAAGTTTCTACTGTGCCACAAGTTATCATCGATGAGGAATACATTGGAGGATATACTGAGACTGAGAGATTTATTAAAAACTTGACTGTTTCGTAATAAATGGTTATCATTAAGTATGGTTAAAAATAATTGAAAGGGAAAATATGAGTTATATGAGTGACCTTGCTAAAGCAGCAGGAAACGAATACGGTATGTTAGTTGATGATGGTATTTTTGGTGGTGAAGTTTCACAATACATTGATACTGGTTCTTATGTGTTTAATGCACTATTGTCAGGAAGTATCTATGGTGGATTACCAGCAAACAAGATTACAGCAATTGCTGGTGAGTCAGCAACTGGTAAAACATTCTTCACACTAGGAATCATCAAGCATTTTCTTGATATGAATCCTACAGCGGGATGTATTTACTTTGAGTCAGAATCAGCATTGACAAGTGATATGCTCAAAGATCGTGGAATTGATACGACAAGAGTATTTCATATGCCTGTTGCAACAGTTGAAGAGTTTCGACATCAAGCGGTTAAGATTTTAGAAAAACACGGAGAACTTAAAGAATCGGAAAGACCACCATTGATGTTATGTCTGGATTCTTTGGGAATGTTGTCTACAATCAAAGAGATGAAAGACGTATCAGAAGACAATCAAAAACGAGATATGACAAAGGCACAAGTAATCAAGGGAACTTTTCGTGTTCTTACATTGATGCTTGCTAAAGTAAATGTTCCGTTTATTGTCACCAATCATGTGTATGACCAGATTGGTTCGTTGTATCCAGTAAAGGTTATGGGTGGTGGTTCTGCTATGCAATACGCTGCTTCTTCTATCGTATTTTTGTCGAAACGAAAAGAGAAAGATGGTACAGAAGTAATCGGAAATATTATTCATTGTAAGATGAACAAATCACGATTGACTAAAGAGAATAAAATGGTTGATGTTCTTCTGACGTATAGTAAAGGATTGAGTAAGTATTATGGATTAGTGGAACTTGCAGAAGCTGCCGGAATATTCAAGAAAGTATCTACGAGAATTGAACTTCCCGATGGTACAAAACTATTTGCAAAACAAATTCTCAAAGACCCACAAAAATATTTTACAGAAGATATATTGAATCAAATTGATAATTACACGAAAGTAGAGTATACCTATGGAAGAACAGAAGATGATGAAATCGGAGAAAATACAGAAGGAGATGACACAAGCGGAGATAAAGAGTCATTATAGTATCAAAGAAGACCCCGAAGGAAAAGACAGAGCTTGTGTCATGGTTGAGAAAGGACCGTTCAAGGGAGTTGTTGTAGCATATGGAAAGTTTCAATTTGCTGATAAAGACAACGAAGATGGAACACGAAAACTCAGGTATGAATATGA